TGCGTGTCCGACGCCGGTAGCGGGTTACGAAGACATTGCGGGGCCTACGCTCCAGGAGGCGGAGGAGGAGAAGCTCCAGCAGGCCTTAGCGCGGCTGCGGACGTATGAGGAGGGCGGTATCGTCCGACCGCTCAACATAGAGATAGAGCCGTTCGAGGTGGCGGACGCTCAGGTGCCGTTCTTGGACTTGATACAGCACCACCACCAGATGATTCTCCAGGTCGGCCTGGCGCAGTTCGTGGGCATGGGGCAGGGGGATAATACCGGCACCTACGCCCTGTCGCGGGATGCCAGCAGCCTATTCCTACAGTCACTCAACGCGACGGCGAACTGGGTGGCCGGATATATCAATCGCTATGCCATACCCCAGCGCGTAGAGTACAACTGGGGCAAGCGCGAGAAGCTCCCGCAACTCGTCTGCGAGGACATCGGTGTGCGCGACAAGAAAGCCTTGGCCGGAGGACATCGGTGTGCGCGACAAGAAAGCCTTGGCCGAAATGCTCAAGGCCCTCTCGGACGCTAGCCTTCTTGACCGGCCCGATACTGTGGGCGAGTGGGTGCGCGAGGTATTCGGGGTGCCGGAACTGTCGGAGGAGGAGCAGGCGCAAGCAGCAGCGCAAGCGCCGCCGCAGCCGGAAGCGGAGGCCGCGCCCGCCTCCGCAAGCGCGGCAGGCCTGGCGGACAGCGTAGGCTTCGCGACTACCGAAGCGCCGCCGGAACTGGCGACCGCAGAGGATGAGTTCCGCGTGGAGGGCGAGGCTATCCTAGACGCGGCAATCCGGGGCTACGTGAAGCGCATAGGAGGGATAGCGGAAGAGCGGGCCTGGGCGCAGATGAGCGAGGCCCGCGTGCCGCTCATGGGGAAGTATGAGAACTGGCTGCGGCAGTACTTGGCGCGTGTCGTGGAGCTAGGCAGGAACGCGCTTGCGGACGCGCAGGGCATAGAGCCGCGCCCGATACCGAACGAACTGCGCTCCTGGGTACGCGCGCAGGCGAAGGCCCTTGCTGAATACCACGCGGCCATACTGCGGTTCGCGGTGCAGGAATCGCTGATGAACGACATGCAGTCGGGGATGGACGTGGAGGCGGCGCTACGGAATGCCGTGGCGCTGAGCAATACTACTCTCACCCGCCAGCTAGATGAAGACCTTACTGGCGCGGCAGAGGGCGCGACGCAGAAGCTGTCTGAGATAGGAGGCTGAGTATGGTAACGCGAGAATGGATCGTAGAGAGAGTAGATTACTGGCGCGAGCGGTTGGGTTTGCGCAATGTTGCAATCGACATTGACCTGCATGAGGCGGATATACTAGACCAGCCCAAGGTCGGGAACCGCGAGGTAGGCGAGATCACCTACTATCCCGAGGGCGAGCGGGCGGAACTCCGCCTCGCGGCTGTGCGCTCCAAGCGCGTAATTGACCAGACTATTGTGCATGAACTTTGCCACGTATTGTGCGCAGAGCTGCACGACGAAATGGAGCTAATGCTTTACGAGTTGAGTTCGCAGGCGGCCGACCTCGGCAGACAACGCCTCGACCTAGCCCAGGAGAAGCTTTGTAACCGCTTAGCGCGGGCCTTCGTGCCGTGAGCACCTAGAAAGGCGGGTAGATAGTGGCGATACCTAGTCGGCAGAAGAAAACGTTTGAGCGGTACTTGCATCGGTGGCAGGCGCGGCTGGGCTTGCAGGGGTGGAAGATTGAACTGCATCTGTACGAGGGCGAAATCCTGCCGCCCAGCGCAAGCGACAGCGAACGGGCGGCCGGGCAGTTTTACGCTTGGACACAAGAGCGTCGTGCCGAGGTACACATTGCCGTCGGACAACCTACTGCTAATCCAGAGGAAATCATGCTGCACGAGCTTCTGCATATCCTACTCTCTGATATACGGGACGGCCTAGACCGCTTGAAGGGGATCGTTTCCGCCGATGTACACGGGATGGCTCGCGGAGAGCACCTGGATGCAGAGGAAGTCGCAGTCCACAGGCTAACAAGGGCCTTCATGGAGGACGCGAACTAATGGCTGCAAAACGAGGCGTACCGAAGCGTGACGGGAGCGGGCGCGGGGTAAGAGCGAACCGTGGGCGGGGCGGATGCAAGTACCCACGCAGGACTGGCAAGGCGTACAATCGGCGCACGAGGTAAGCGAGAAGGAATATGCCTCCCACGCTAACACAACTCCGCCGCCGCGCGGACGAGCAGGGCCGCTGGGCGCGTGCGCACTTAGAGGAGATGGTCGGCTCGCCCTACGGCATCACGATTGCCGCGAATATCGCCGGGCCGATAGCGGTCGGCGAGCTTGGCAAGCAGTTATCGGCGACAGCGGCGGCGGTCACGGAGCGGGGCTACGCGGCAGGCCAGGCGGCAGGCGCGGGGATGTGGGGCGGGTACGGCATGGAGGCTCCGCCGGAGGCGGCGGTTGCGGAGTTTTTCGGGCCGGACGATGAGCGGACGTGCGAGTTATGCCGGGCGCTGCTAGGGCAGAGGTTCGCCGTGGGCAGCGCGGAGTATTATAGCTACATGCCGCCGGTACATGTTAATTGTAGGCATAAATATATCTACTACCGCAAGGGCGAGGCTGGCGCAGAGGTAGACTTCACGCCGCCGCCGCCGGAACTCGTAGCGAAGCACGGGCACTTCATTTCGCAGCCGCACAAGTATGAGGCGCTGCGCGTCCCGGCGGGGCCGACCGGTCGCGACTTCATCGTACGGCGGGTCAAGGACCCGGACACCGGCGAGATAGTCACGCGGCTGGACTGGCTGAAGCAGCCGCCGGTGCCACCGAGTCCTGCGGCGCGAGAGACGCTGGTCAGGCTCCTGGATAAGCCGCTGGAGTTGCCTGCCGCCGAGTACGAGGCTACCGTGCGGGCCCGGCGATTAGAGCCGCTAATCGAGCAGGGCTGGCTGAGGGTCTTGCAGACCAGAGGCGCGCCACAGCAGACTACCGTCCTCCGGCATACGCCAGAGGAGGTGCGTTCGTGGCTCGCATTAGAGAAGCCGCTGGCGGTGATTGACGCTATCGAGCAGGTGGGGCAGCGACGGGTGGCGGGCGCGACGATACCGGAATGGCAGGTAGTCTATCGCGAATCGGATAGCAGGCGGATACAACTCACGCGGCGAGGACGCCTGGCCGCGTTAGTGGCAGCGCAGGCGGAGGAGGGCGGTGCCTGATATGCCGGTTCGGAAGGCGTCAAACGGGAAGTGGCGGATCGGCCACGGCAAGGCGATATACAAGACAAAGGCGGCAGCGGAGCGAGCATACAAAGCTTATCTCGCAAGCAGGCGTAAGAGAAAGCGCCGCAAACGCAGGCGGCGCTAATCGCCTGAGGAGGCGAGCAGCATGGCCGAGTGGACAACGGCGTACATCAACGACTTACCGGATAGCGCGTTCCTGTACATTGAGCCCGGTGGCAAGAAGGACGAGGACGGCAAGACCGTACCGCGCACCCTACGGCACTTTCCGTACAAGGACGCGAGCGGCGCGATTGACCTACCGCACCTGCGGAATGCGATAGCGCGGATACCGCAATCGAGCCTGCCGCAGAGCGTAAAGGACCGGGTGCAGGCGAAGGCGCGGCGCATCCTGGCTCGCGAGACTGGCGGAAGTGCCGCCGCCTCTGAGGTCTTCTTTAACCGCGAGGAGGTGCGTGCGTTCTCGCCCCTACCCGTGGAGTTTGCCGAGGCGGATGACGGCACGCCCTACTGCTGGCATCGGCTAGTGCCCGTTGGCTCCTGGCGACACCCACGCTACGGCGTGGTGGAGATAACGCCGGATGATGTCGCCGAGTTCGCGCAGCATTGGCAGGAGCAGGTACTCGGGCAGGAGGTGCCGGTAGACGAGCTTGAGGGGCACCGTCTCAGTGATGAAGGCGCATACGGCTGGCTTCGCGAGGTAGACGTGCGAGACGACGGGCTGTGGGGTAAGATTGAGTGGACACCGCCTGGCGTGCAGGCGGTGCAGGAGCAACGCTACAAGTACATCTCGCCCCAGCTTTACCTGCGCGATCTGCCGTATCGGACGAACGAAGGGGGGCGCGTGCCCAACGTCGTGAAGGCGCTGTCGCTCACGAATAGGCCGGTTTTTAAAGGGCAACCGGCATTGACGGTGAGCATGAGCGAATACGAGACTGTTGCCGACGTGACCGATGAAATGACAGGAGGTGACAACGTGAGTGAGGCAACTGACGTGATGACAGAAGAGCACGAGATCGAGGTGCCCGAGGAGACTGCGGCGGAAGACGAGACGCTTGCTGCCTCGGAGGAGCAGGCGGACGAAGAGGTGGATGATGCTGGGCAGGAGGACGAGCAGGACGCGCCGTCGGAGCCGCCCGACGAGGGTGCGGAGGAGAACGAGGTAGACGAGGGCGAGGACGAGGCGATTCCCATGAGCGAGTACCTCAGTCTGCGCGAACGGCTGGAGCAGCTCGAGGCAGAACGCGTGCAGGAGCAGGCGCGTGCGGAGTTCGAGGGGCTGCGGTTCTCCGAGGTGGTCGCGCACAAGCGCGGCCATGCGCTGAGGCTGGATAAGGTGCTCTCGCCGCACGCGGTAGACACGGCGACGCGGCTGTACCTGGCGCTGCCCGAAGAGCTACAGCCTGAGTTCCTGGCATTCTGCGAGGGCGGCCTTGAGACGATTCCGCTCGGCGAGCTTGGGCCGGTCGCTATGAGCGAATCTGGCGGCATCGAGAAGGCCATTCGCGAGATGGATGTGACCGACCAAGTTAAAGATGATGCGCTGGCTTTCGCCGAGGAGCAGGGCTGGACTGAGGCGAAGCGGGCGCAGGACGCGATTGACCATGCCGTGAAGATGACGACACCCTACGGGCGCTGAGGCTAGGCCCTGGCGGCGTCGCGAACACAGGAGACGGTGAGCATTTGCGGGCGGCGCGACAAGCGCGGCCCATAGTCTATGCGAGCGGAGGTGAATCCGCGTGGCGAATTGTTGGAATAAGATACTCGATAAGGCTCTCTCGACACTGACGGCAGGCGAAGACCTGACGGCGGGTCAGATGGTAGCTGTGAAGGACGCCGATGGGAAGGTGTAAGTGAGTTCTGGCGATGCCGTAAGCATCGTCTTTTCCGGTTGGCGCAACGACGGAAGTTCGCTGAAGGAGGGCGACCTGATTTACCTGAGCACGACCGCCGGTAGCACGACACAAACCGGCGGCAGCGGAAAGCAGGTCGTAGGTGTCGCGTTTAGTACGACGGAATGGTTCTTCCATCCGCAACTGGCATACAATACCCCGACCGCGTGAGGAGGTGACACAGGATGGCTAATGCACTGTACACGACCGATAATATTCCGTCCTCGAAACTGTACACTGAGCTACAGCGCAGCATCGAGTTGACGGCAGCAGAAAGGGAACTCTTCCGAGACCAGTTCGCTATTCGCACAGAGAAGAAAACCGTCCGCGTCACCCAGAGCGCGGCACGGTTCGTACAGACTGGCAGCGACATGGGGGAAGCGCCGTGGGATAGGAACCCTGTACCGCGACATTTCGCTGCCAGAGCCCAAGAAATACGAACTGGCCGTTGGGTACACGAAGGAGGCCTGGGAACGAGGTCTCTCCTCGGAAGAGGTACGTGACCTCAATAACGACGCCCTCCGCGCCGACGAACGGCTGCTTCAGGAAGTCATCATGGCCGCGATGCTCAAGGACGGCGGCTGGTGGGATGCGAGCATGTCGCTTGCGCCCCCGGCCTACAAGATGAACTCCTTCGCGACCAGCCACGACCACTACCTGGTGTATGACGTGAGCGGCATTCCGACCGTGGGAATCGTAGCGGCAGCGAAGAAGCATATCGTCGAGCACGGCTACGGCATCAACGGCGGTTTCATCGGCTTCTGGAACTCCGCGACCGCCGAGCAAGTCGAGGAGCTGGCTGAATGGAACACGACCAGTAACTACGTCACGACCCCGACCATCGCTGCGCTACAAAGCGCGGGCATTATGCCCGAAGAGACGTTCACGGCGGTCGGCGTCCCATTTATCATCAACGACTGGGTGCCCGAGTACTACATGCTGATTGTGGACTCCAACGTCAAGCCGCTGCACTGGCGCGACGTTGAGGGGTCGGGCAAGGACCTCATAACTCAGACCACCGACGACATGTACAAACTCATCGAGGAGTATCGTCGGTACGCGAGCGTGACCGTGACGCAACGCGGCGCTGGCGTGGCGATCTACCTCAATGGCGCAAGCTGGTCTGACCCGAGTTTCACGTATGACGCCTCCTAACGTAGGCGCGAGGACGAGCAGGAGGGGCGGCAGGGATGTGTGTCGCCCCTCCGTAGCACCATGAGAGGAGGGAGGGCGTGATTAATTTTCTGGATGCCGAGACGGTTGCCAAGAGCAAGACGGCGACCAGCGCGGCGGCGCTGATAGGGCAGTACAGCCACCTCGACCTTTACGTGGACATTGACGTAGGCGCGGGGTCAGAGAGCATCGTGGTGACGGCTGAGGTATCGTCAGACGGAGGTACTACATGGCTGACGGCTCCATTCCGCGACCTCGCCACGGTCGGCGGCGACTGGATGACCAGTAAGACATTCACGGCGGACGCCGAGCAGTGGCTGCGCATCGAAACGGTCGCGCGCATGGTGCGAGTAAAGGCAGCGAACAGCGGCGCCAACTCCGCCGTAGTAACTATCACAGGATTCCCGAACTGATGGAGGCAGAGACGACCATGGCCGAAGAGAAGGTCACAAAGGACGAGCAGAAGGAGCCGGAAGGCCCGCAGGTGCTTGGCGCGGATGCTTTCGCTCCGAAGGAAAGTGCATCTGTACCCGAGGGCGCAGTATTCCAGACGCCGCAGGGCGCGTACCTGGATGCAGCCGGATATCGCGCTTGGCTGAAGGCCGAGATTGCGCGGGCCGAGGCGCGGACGCGTGACCCGGACAACAGCGACCTCGGAGGCGCATACGGGCGGTTGACGGCTCTGCGCGCTGAGCTAGCGAGGGTCGGCAGGAAGGCCAAGCTCCCATTCAAACGGGCCGATGACCTCGCGCATCCAGAGCAAGGGCCGGGCATACCGCAACGATAGCGCGGATGGAGGCAAGGTGTGTACGCAGAGTGGAGCGACATCAGGGAGTACGTGCCTGAGGAATATCGCGACGAGGCAGACCTGCGGAGTACTGCCACGAACCTCCAACAGGGCTGCGAGGACGAGATTGAGGATAGCCTGCGGTCGCGGTGGTCAATGCCCGTGACGCTGGCCGCGAATCCGAAGGCGTACGCGACGGTGAAGGACCTCTGCGCGAAGCTTACGGCGGCGCGGGCGCTGATTGAGTGGCGGGCCAGCGACGACCCCGAGGAACCCGCGACGTGGTATGCCGACCGGATGATTGCGGACGTGCGCCAGGCCCTCGCTGAGTACCAGGACGGAACGCGGACGTTCTCGGACGCGAGCCCGGTCAGCGACGGCGGCGGCCAGGACGTGGAGGATGGATACGACGACCTGACGACCACCGAGCAGACGTACCTGGAGCCGTGGTTTAGTAGGAGCGACGAGTGGTGAGCATCGAGGCCAACATCGAGACCACCGGCGGCGAGGAGATTCAGCGCGTTCTGCGCGAGGCGGGCGAACGCCAGGCAGACCTGACGGGGGCTTGGATGCAGATTCAGAAGCAATTCCAGGAGGAACAGGCGGAGGTCTTCTCGGCGTCAGGAGCGGCAGGCGGGCGCGCGGCTTGGGCAGCATTGAGCGAACCTTACGCCCGGTGGAAGTCACGGCATTATCCTGGGCTGCCTATTCTCGTCCTGTCGGGCCGCTTGCGCGATAGCCTGACGAGGGCGGATGCGCCGGATGCGATACGCGAGATAACGCCTGACAGTCTGGTCATCGGCAGCACGCGGGCCGTCGGTAAGTGGTGGCTGGGGGTGCTGCACCACATAGGCGCGGGGCATCTGCCGAAGCGCAAGGCCATTCGCGTGACGCCCCGGCAGGAGAAGCGTTGGGGCGACATCATCGGGCGCTGGCTGGAGGGCGGAGAATAGGTGGCTAAGAGCACGGCGAGGAATATCCGCGACGGGCTGCTGACAGTCCTGAAGGCCGACCTCCCGGCGATACTCACGGCCTTGGGGCGCGAGCAGGTGCGGACGTGGCAGGCGGGCCGCCGCGAACCGCGCACTACGCGCGAATGCCCTGCTGTGTACATCACGCTGGATAGCTGGAGCCAGCCCTACACGGAGGGCGAGGTTAGCATCGGCGGTTCGACGACGCAAAGCGTGAGGTCATATACGTTCTCCATCTGGGCGTATGTCAAGAATGCCGACGCCGACGAACTGGAGGATGCTGTCGCCGACTACGCCGAGGCGATAGCGGCAGTCTGCGACGACCTGGGTAACGCGACTGTGAACGGCACCGCAGAGGATATGTGGCCGACCGACGCCGATCTATCGCCGACCTGGGCGTTGGACAGGGATAACAGCCACCTGAAGGCCGCGCGCGTAAAGGTGGAGGTCACGAAGGTGCGCACGATAGGCACGTATAGCAGCTAGCAGTAGGCGCGCGGCACAAGGCGCGCTGGAGGTGACGCTATGGGACTGGTAGTCGCGAAGAGAACGAAAGTGGGCTTCGCGCTGCAAAGCAGCAAGGGCGAGGACATCACATCGGCGGCAGACTACATGATTTACCCGCTGCCTGACCGCGAAAGCCTGGCCGAAGATCTGGGCTACACGTTCTTGCAGTGGGCCGATGGACGCGCGTACGAGGACGCCTACGTGCAGGGCGTGCGAAGCGTGGCGGGCAGTATCACATTCCCGCTCATACCTGGCGAGTGCTCCGACCTGATAAGTTGGTTCGTGACGCGCGATTCCGATTGGCAGGGTAAGTGGGCGAGCATTGCCTGCGAATACGTCAATGCCCGTCGGCGTTTCCGCGATTGCAAGGCAGGGCGGGTGCGCGTGGAGTTGCGGAGCAATGAGACGCCCATGTTCCGCGTGGACGTGGAGGGGCGCTTCGCGGATACGGGCGTAGACCTCACCAGCAGTCACGCCCTTGAGGTCAAGCCCTACGAGGTGAAGGAGCAGAAGGTCGAACTCAAGCTCGGCGGCGGCGAATACGCGCAGTCCTCGGACGTGCATACGATTAGCTTAGAGATTGACAATCAGGTGGAGGGCGCTGGCGACGGCGCTACCATCAAAGACCAACTCTACCCGGAATACCGAGCTAACGACTTCGGCCCGATAGTGACGGGCACCTTGGACAGGCGGTTCGTGGACTCTGACCTGTATGACGACTTCCTGGCGGGTCAGGAGGGCGCTATCAAGATCACGCTGGCGCGGGCGGCGGTCGGCACGCTGGTCATAGAGCTGCCGCGCATAGTGTACACGGGGCAGGCGATACACGCGGGCGGCACGGGCATAGTGACGGAGGAGGGCGTGCCGTTCCAGGCATTGGCGAGCGGCACGAACTACACGACCGCGCCTATTAGCATGACCGAAACGTGATGGTGACAATGGCCTACGAGACGACGAGCATTGAGGAGGCGGCGGCGCTGCAAGCCCTCGGGCATGACCTGCTAGGCGGGCACCTGGTGGATAGGGCGCAGGCGGCGGAACTGCGTGCGGCGGGTGACCTGTTTGCCCGCGCGGGGAGCGTCGTATTCGAACTCGCCACAGGCCCTGACGAGCACGCCTTTGCGAACACCGTTGCAAGCGTCCGCAACCGCGACGTAGACGTGCCGCTGGCGGGGTACTCAATGGGCAGACGTGCGTGTCTACGATTGTTGAGTCAGCTAACACAGAAGGAGGAAAGACATGGCCGACGAGAAAGAGCATGACCAGGAGCAGGAGAGCAAGCCCGACTTCGCTGCATTCGGCGTAGTGGTGGAGCGCAGGCCCATTAAGTTCCCGTTGCCCGGAGGGGGCGAGGAGTTTTTCCTTGAGGTGCGAGCGCCCGACGCTGAGGGCACGGCGCGGATTGATAGCGCGGGCTTCGAGTTTCGAGCCGACGGAGTAGCCCTGGACGATGATACTGGCGAACCTATCGGTGCGACCTTCGCGGGCGCGCCGGATAGCTGGAATAGGTTCTTGGAAACCTGCTATGCGCAGGTGGTAGACTTCTGCCTCCCGCACATAGACGAGGATGGGAACCTCAAGGGGCGGGTCACATACAAGGCGGCGAACGATGGTCGGAACTCCCACAATACGGCGGTCTACAAGCGGCTAAATGACAAGCTCTATGCCTTCTTCGTGGGCGCGATGGATAAGGTCGCGGGCAGGACCTCCGAGGCAAGGGCGGCGTTCGAGGAACTTTTAGGCGAGCGGCCCTAGTCGCGAAGCGCCTGCGGGAGGCGGCCATCGCAGGCGTAGCGGCTGGTGGCTGGTGGCAACTGACGCAGCCGGAGGCCGCCGAACAAGAGGCTGGCGGCGCTATCGCGAACGGAAAACTGGTCGTAACGGAGGTGTCTACGCCTGAGGAGCGCCAGGCATATCGGCGCATAGTAGCGCAGCGCGCCCAGGCAGCGCGCAGGGCCGATAAAGACCTTTTACGCGAACGCTTCGGAGACGCGAACGAACATCTGCTAGTGCTGTGGCTGGAACGCCTGTGGCGGGAGGCGGGTTGGCTCCAGCGATGGGGCACTCCCCCGACCGGCCTTCCTCTCGATGCGCATCATCCCTGGCGCATAGCACTATGGGAGCACATTTGCGGGCTGCTAGACGAGATTCAGTACGGGGGCCGGACTGATGGCGAATACAATTGAGTACGGCGTTGTGCTCAGCACGAAGCGCCGTGGGGCGAGCGCGTACCGCCAACAGGCAGCAGACATGGCCCGCGTGCAGAAGGAAGCGCAGGGCATGAGCCGGGCCTTCGCGACGATGGGCACGAGCGGCCAGCGCGCCCTCGCGGGCCTGTCAGTCGCAGCAGGCGCACTCGGTCAGGCTTGGCAGCGCGCGCGATGGCTAGTGACCAGCGCGCTCAGCGCCATCTGGCGCCTAATGCGACGTGTGCTGATTCGTGGCCTACAAATAGCAGCCGGTGCAATGGCCGCGTTTACTGCGGCGGTAGTGATGAGCGTCAGGAGCTTCGGCGCCTACGAACAGCAGATCGCGAATGCCGCGTCCGTAACGGGCCTCATGGGGGCCGAGCTACAGCAGGCGAAGGCCGCGCTCTATGAGTTCGGCATTAAGGTCGCGTCCGAGTCTACCTATACGGTGGGGCAGGTGGCGCAGGCATTCTATGACCTGAACTCGGCGGGACTCTCCGTGCAGCAGAGCATGGCCGCGACGCGCGGCGTAGTAGCATTAGCCGAGGCGACGCTATCCGACCTGCACATATCCACGGAGTTGATAACGCGCGCGCTGAACATTTTCGGGCTTCAGGCGAAGGAAAGCGCGGCGGTCGCGAATACATTCGCGGCGGCGATTAGCGCGAGCCCGCTGACGATGGATCGGCTTTCGGAGGCTTTCAGCTATGCCGCTCCGGTAGCGGCTGGATTCGGTATGACTATAGAAGAGACCACGGCGGCGATTATGGCGCTGGCGAAGGGGGGTATCGTGGGGTCGCGAGCGGGGACGAGCCTGCGTGGAATGCTGGCGGAGCTTTCGACGCAGGGCGACCGAGGGCAGAAGATACTGAGTAAGTACGGCCTGACGATGGAAGACCTGTCCGTTGAGATCCACGGCTTCGCGGGCGTGATAGAGCGGCTGCGGCGCGCGCAGATGAGCACGAACGACATCATGGAGGTATTCGGACGACGGGCGGGCCCTGCGGCGCTCCTCTGGATAAAGGGCGGAAGCGAAGAGCTTGAGAAGATGCGCGAGCAGGTCACCGGTACGAACATGGCCTTCCAGCTTCAGAAGCTGCAGATGGACACGCTGGCGGGAGCGTGGAAGGTATTCCGGTCGGCGGTAAGCGGGGCCGTCACAGATATCGGGAAGGGCTTGGGGCCTGCGTTACAGGAGTTGCTACAACGGCTCACAGCCGTCGTGCAGCGGTTGCAGGAGACGGGCGCGCTCAAGGCCATCGGCCAGGCCATAGGAACCCTATTCCAGCCGCTAGGCGAGTGGCTGGCGCAGCACGGCGAGAATGTCGGGGCGTGGATTCTGGAGCAGAAGCAGCGCGTGCTCGAACTGGCGGACAGGGGCAGAGAGGCGATAACACGCTGGCTGAGCGAGCTGAATGAATGGATTGAGAAGGCGAAGCAATGGTTCGCCGACCTCAAGGCGCGTTTCGAGGAATGGGTGCAGTCGGGCGGCTGGGCGAACCTCAAGCGCGACCTGGGAGAGATTGCAGACCTGCTCAAGCGGGTGGCGCAGCACTGGAAAGCGATAGCTGCGATAGGCGTGGGCGCGCATGTCTTCGGCCCGATGATAGGGCAGATGGCAGGCGGCATATTAGGGCAACTCGGCGGCAGGCTGCTGGGGGGAGGCTTAGGAGCGGTAGGAGCGGCTGGTGGGGCCGCCGCAGGCGGGGCAGCCGGTGGAGCCGCTGCGGGAGGCGCGGCTGCGGGCGGGGCCGCAATCATGGGGCCGTGGGAGCAGGGCCTGGGCCTGGCTGCAATACGGGGTATGGCAGGAGGTAGTATTTCGGGCGCGGGAGGCGCGGCGGCGGGAGGCATAGGACTGCTGGGGATAGGTGCGGTAGGCGTGGCCTTGGCGGGCCTGGCCGTGGAGCTAGGCTACCTCGCGAAGTCAGGTAGGACGACGCAGAGGGCCGTCAAGGAGGCGAACGACAGCATAGCGAACTTCGCGAAGACCATGCCGAGCAGCTTCCGGCAGGCCCTGGAGGATGTCAAGCCGACCGTGTGGGAGACGATAAAGGGCTGGGTCATGCCGGGCTGGACGGGGAAAACCCTGGCGCAGAGTCGTGAGTTCGAGAAACTAGCGGCTCAACCGGTGACGGCGGCAGAGCTAGCGAGTCGCCGAGCGGCGCTGGGGATAGATGAGCGCCCTAAGGGCGTGACGAGCAATGGTATGTGGTTCCCCTCGGCTGCCGCACAGCAGGCATACGCACAGCAACAGAAGGCATTCGCCTCGCTCGCTCCTGTTCCACCTGCGCCGGTCGCGCACGCCAACCCGAGTCAGAACTGGGCCGCAGGAGGTGGGCCGACAATAATCGTACGCGCCAACGACGAGGACCGTATCGGGCAGGTAGCGCAGGATACGTACGATAGGGCGACCGGACGCAAGCGGCGTCAGGCCATACGCGGGCGTCGCTAATCAGAGAGGAGCGCAGAGAAATGAAGGCAATCTGGCCGTTGCTGGCTGTGCTGGTGGTGGGGACGGGCTTCATGATTGCGGCGGGGACTCCGGCGGGGCAACACCAGATCCAGGAGTGGCTTATCGGGGTGCCGAGGGGCGAGGAGGACGGGGCGGCTTTCGAGTTCTCGGCGACGATAGACCCGACCGGCGAGAGGCCGGTGCTCAGGACGAGCGACGGAAAGCGCATAGAGCTTGAGTGGGAGGACGGAGAAGGGCCGATGGCAGCGAAGACACAGATACCGGGGCATTTCGGCGCGAGCGCGACGCTGAGGTTCCTGTGCAGTAGCACGGCACAGCCCGGCGGCATAGGCGTACACAACGAGGCCGCACAGACCTTAGCACTAGGCGATTTCGCCAGCGTGCCGATGAATAGTGTTCCTGAAGACCACGATGGTGTCCTGATGATGCACATTATGGGCGGCATCCCTGAGATAGTCGGCTTCAATGAGTGGTACACCCTAGACAACCAGTTCCACGACTTTGCTGTGACAATCGAAGTCGATGCTGCTGTGTACACGAACATTAGTGAAGAACCCATCGGGGAGAAGACACACGCTACGCACGCGAAGGAGATGGAAGCCGAAGATAGCTGGCAGGTTCCGCCGAGTCAAGATGTCAGCGTAACCATTGTCACTGAGCAGGGAACGTACAGCGGTAGCTTCACGCCAGACACCCCGGCTGGGCCAGATGCTTGCACATTGCGGCTTGAGTTTCACTGTGAGGGCCACTACTCGCACACCGAGGGCGACTACCTGCGGATGGAGAATATCAGTTACACGGAAGTCGGCATTGACGCCAGCCGCCTCGACGAAGAGCTTGAGCCGACTTGGGCGGGCGGTTCCTGGACTGGCGTTAAGATGCGGATAATCGGCGAGGGCAGCACCATCAGGATGTACGCGCCTGGGCAGATTGATTCGGCGGACTTTGACTGGGGAGGTACAATCCAGGCCCCTCGGCAGTACTCATTTTCTGGCCTGAGCGTAGC